TCAATCGTATATCATATATACTGCTCTTAAGCGGTGCAAAATTACAAAAAAAACAGATACGTTGCTCTCTTTTTTGCAAATATTTAACGTTAAAAAAGATAAACGGCGTTTTTTCTCTTGCAAAATTTCCGCGATTCGGTAATAATTATTATTTTTGTTGGAAAAACGAAGAAACATGAAAAAGATAGCTTTATTTATAATATGTGCGTCCATGGTAGCTATTGGCATGGGACAGACTATGCCGGGCAGGATTACTCGGACAACCGTATTTGAAACATTCAGGCCAGCAATAATTACATTGAACGATGGCAAGCTCCTCAAGCAAAATGAAGCGAATATCTTCCTTAAGAATAGTTCCTTGGTATATAAGCATGGGCGCTTGAATATGGAGGCTGACATGGATCAGGTGGAGTCTGTAAATTTTGGAGACTGCGAATATGTGCGTGTCGATTCTGTTTTAGCCCGCGTGGTTGATACTCTCAACAATGATAAACTTCTTTGCGTATCGCTGATAGATGTGGATGCATACCGCACACAATTGCTCAACAACAGGCAGATAACGAATCTTGAGCTTCGAGAATTTGTAAATGTGAACGGTTCGGACGCTTCGCCGGAGGTACAAAGCAATTATCCGTTGCGCAATACATTTTACTATGACATCGATGGTAAGATAATCAAGGTTCATGAGCGAAATCTCAAAAAGTATATTAACGACAAAAATAGGCGATTGTACAAAACCTTACTGCAGTCACCAGACTTCAGTTGGGAAGACCCCACATCGCTCATTAAGTTACTTAAACTAATCACAGCAACCACCTGACATACAGGTATTTATCATAATGCCGATTATCTGAAAAACACAAATCTTTGCTATATTTGCGGTGTTAAACAATTTAAACATCGCAATTATGGTACTATTATCTGATTTTTTAAAGTCTCTTGAAAAGTCTTATGATGATTTAGAGCTTGTTTCTTTTCATGAAGTTTTTAAGCGTGTCAACGTTTATTTCTTCGATGATGAGGATCGCAGTTATAACCGTTTGGATTACGTTGGTTATACCTATCTTGGTTCTGTTTCATATATTTTCCGTATTCGTGGAAGTAAATCTGGCATTTTGTCTGATTATAGTTTATCTTCACTTTTGAGCTCAAGTTGTTTGTATTGTAATCCTCGTCGTGCTTGGCGTGAATGGTTTGTAGATATTTTTGTACAATGAAAAAATCTGTAGTCATATTGATTTTGAAGTTGGTCGTGGCGATAGCCACGGCCATCCTTGGCGTCCTTGGTGTTAACGCCATTAGTTCGTGTTCCTCGTCTCGTGACGTTACTATTACCTCTCGTGGTGTCGGTATCTTTAATTACACCGACACAATACAGACAGAGCGTTACACAACCATTAAATATCCCCGTGAATAATGTCCGCTTTTAACTGCTTGCATCCTGTTACCGTTAAGACTAAGTACGGCTTTGTCAAAGTTCCGTGCAACCATTGTGCGGCCTGCATTAACCGTAAGTCTTCGGTAATCACTTCTCAATGTAACATTGAGGCCCAAAGGCATCGTTATGTGTTTTTTGTAACACTTACTTATGCCAATGAGTTTTTGCCCTTGTGTCGTGTCATTAAGCATGCAGGCAGATATGTTTTTGTGGATTGCAGTTCGCGTGATTGTGTTGGCAATTTGGCTTTTGAGAACTCCCCTGTTATGTCTGTTGTTGATAGTAGTACATTTACAAGTGAGTTCTTTAACTTGTATTATAAAAAGCTTGATTTGCCATCTGAATATTATGGCCTTATACCCTATCTATCCCGTAGGGATTATCAGTTATTTCTTAAACGTTTGCGTAAACAACTTTATGTAGAGTGCAATGAATCAATACGTTACTACGTTTGCGGAGAGTATGGCCCAGTCCATTTCCGTCCGCATTTCCATTTCTTATTTTTCACTGACTCGGATGCAGTCGCCAACTGTCTGCGAAAGTGCGTTTCTTCGTCTTGGTCGTTCGGTCGTATCGATTTCCAATCTTCCCAAGGAGGATGCGCCGACTATTGTTCGAAATATATTAACAGCCTTTCTCATCTTTCGAAAATTCAACGACTTGCGTGTTTTCGGCCGTTCAGCGCGCATAGCCGCTATTTCGCTGCCTCGTTTTACCAAGATGTGGCAGAAGCGAATGAGCCGGTTAACTATTCAGCAGTTAACGGACGAGGTATTGCAGTCGGCAGTCGATTTAAACAAGTCGCTCCCTGGTTGGCATTGGAGAATAATATATACCCCAAGTGTTACGGATTTAGTAAGGCAGATAGCAACGTCCGTCTATTCGTCTATACTGCTTATCCGGCATGCTGCGCAGAGTTCGGTGAAACTATAGTTTCCACCTTGGCCACTAACATGTGTGAGTCTGTTTTCAATGGCTGCCCCACTCCATGGGTACGTGAGTTCACCCGTGTTTTTGCGAGTTACTACGATGCCCGCAAGTTGGAACAGACGTTCACTTCTATACTTTATACATCCCGTAAGTTTTTAAAGCTATGTTCAGAAAAGAACCTTTCGCCGTCCGTTCTCCTACATTTGATTGAATCATATTATAGCTCCAAAGAGTATTTTGGTTTGGTCAATCAGTTGCGCGAACAACAGGCCTTCATTGACCAATACGGCCCCGACTTCCGCGTTTTCTTAATCTGTTGGTATTCCAATTTCACCCCTATCCGCCAAATTGATATTGATGAGCATTTGGCAAAGGTTGAGGAATGTGAGTACTATCTTAGCCGTTGGGATACCGACCATAGGTTATGGCAACGCAAGTTAGACCGTCTTCGCCTTAACGACCCTTTCGACTCTTATACTGCTCCAATACTTGATTATTTCAAGTCTCTTGGTCTTGAACCTTCCTTCATTACAGATGCTATTGTTGAGGAGGACAACCCTATTTATTATCAATTTGCTTCAATGCAGAAAGCTATTGCCGCTTCCTCTGTAAAGCATAAGATATTACAAGATAAAAACAAAATTTTCTGTTGATATGGCAAATATTATGTCTATGCGCAATGTGCGCAACAAAGTTCACAGAAATGGTTTTGACCTGTCATTTCGCAACTCCTATACTGCCAAGGTTGGCGAGCTCTTGCCCGTCATGGTTGAGGAGGTTATCCCAGGCGACCGTTTCGACATCAAAGTGCAGTCATTCATGCGTACGCAGCCGCTTAATTCGGCTACATTTACCCGTATGCGTCAGTACTACGATTTTTATTTCGTTCCCCTTCGTTTGTTGTGGGATAAGTTCCCGTCGTTCATCACCCAGACTGGCAATCCTACTCATGCCCTTTCAATTTTTAATTCTGCTAAGATTGACAAGCATCCTTGGTTTTCTTTGAAAGACCTTATTGACCTTCTTATCTATCTTCGACAGAATAACAATTCCTCTAATATGATGGTCGATTTCCCCAATTACGGCAAGATTCTTAATCCGCTCTTGTTTGACGTTGGTGGCATGTGTCGTTACCATCAGTGGTGCAAGCTGTTGAATTACCTCGGTTATGGTGATTTGTTTACGACTATCGAAACCGAGGCCGCAAATAGCACTGACGGTAATCACCCAACAAACCCGCTGTCTGATTTGAATGATGTTGCATTGAATCCGTTCCCGATTCTTGCTTATCAGAAGATTTACCAAGATTATTTCCGCTTTCAGCAGTGGGAGAAGCCCGCGCCTTATACATGTAATCTTGATTACATTATGGGTTCTCCTACTACTGTTCTGGTTCAGCTCAAATTCAAGATAATTCGCGTATATTGTTGCCTCTGCTTTTGAATCAGTTCAATGGCAAACATGGCTCTGCAGCTACTCCCTGTATGTTTGACATGCGTTATGCCAACTATAAGAAGGATTTGTTTATGGGTGTTTTGCCATCTCCACAATTTGGTGATACTGCTGTTGCAAGTCCTTTGAGTGGTTCAATAGCTTTCGAGAATTTCCATTTTACCGATGCACCTGCTGCCAATGATAACTCTGATGTTGTTGGCACTATTGGTTCCCAAAACTCTGCCGGTTCTACTACTGCAGGCCTTTCTATCTTTGCTCTTCGCCAAGCAGAGTTTTTGCAGAAATGGAAGGAAATCACGCAGAGTGGCAACCTCGATTATCGTGAGCAATTAGAGAAGCATTGGAACGTCAAGACTTCCCGTTTCCAGTCTGATTTGTGTGATTATAGCGGTGGTTTCGCTGC